GTCGCCCCCGGTGCCCATGTCGCATAGCCGAAGGATGAGCCGTTCGACTGCTCCCAGATGCGCCACAGCGAGCCGACATGCGCGTCGTTGAGCATCGGGTAGTTGAACGTCATCACCGCCGAACCGCTCGCCACGTCGAGCGACACGCGGATGCCGTCGTTGATGTTCATGTCGAGGAAGGGGCCTTCCTCGACGTTGCCGGTGTTGAGCGTCCATGACGCATGCGACAGCCGCTTGAGCAGCGTGATCGGCCAGTTCGAGGTGAACAGGAACAGCGTGTCCGCCGACTGCGTGAAGGTCATCGTGGCGATGTCCTGCGCGGAGTAGAGGGTCGCCACCTCGTAGATGCGCGAGGATACGCCGCCGCTTGTGTAGGGCGAGTAGGTGCGGCTGTCGACGTTGATGACCAGCGTCGTCGCCGTGCCGCCGGTCACCGTGAACTCGCGGTTGTTAAGCTGGTGCGTGCCGCCGATGTTGGTGAAGATGACGCGGTCGGTGGTGGAAAGCCCGTGCGCGGCGGCGCAGGCGATGGTGGTGGTGACCCCCCGCGTGATGCCGACGATGGCGCTCTGCACGTCGAAGATGATGCCTTGGTTCTTGAAGAAGCGGATATAGCCCGGGCCGAACTCCAGCATGTAGGCCTGCGTCGTAGAGAATACGAACGGCACAAGGATCGAGTTCGGATTGCTGTCCTTGACGGTCGACACGTTGAGCGTGCCGCCGCGCTTGCGCGCGCCGCCCTGCGGCAGCACCACCACGTTGGTGAGTTCGCGCGCGCCGTTCTGGTACTTGGCAAGATCGACGCGCCCGTAGATGCGCGGGGATATTTCGCCAGCCGTGAAGTTGGTCAGGATGCTGTTGACGGTGCCCATCACACGTCAGACAGACGTGCCTGCTCCCATGTGGACAGCGGCATGATGTCGGGCGAGCCGTCCATGGCGTCGGCGAACTTGGCGTCGGCGGATATTTCCGCGAAGGCCTGCTGATACATCTTCACGTCGTTGGCGCTGTCGGTGAACGGCTTGCACCAGCGCCACGCCAGCCGCGCGGCAATGGTCGCCACCAGCCCGGGGTCGAACTCGTCGGTTGGCTTGCGCGCGATGTAGGTGAAGCGGAAGCCCTCGATGTTGCAGTGAATATACTGGCCGTGCCGGGCGAACGGCTCGATGTTGTTCGACACGTCGCCGTCATTGGTGCCCTCGACGTACACCGTGCGCACGAAATCCGCAGGCAGCCGGAAGGCCAGCGCGTAGCCGAACAGCGGCTTGGCGGTCGGGTCGGAGGCCAGTTGCGCCTGCGCGCGGCAGCAGCGCCACGGGTGCGAGCGCAGCATTTCCAGAACGGTGGGCTCGTAGCTGGTGAGAAAAAGGCGGCCAGCCTTCGATGTGCTGTCAGCGACAGCCAGCGTCGGCTGGCCCAAGTCGATCAGGGCAAGGTTGGCGATGCCAAGGTCGGTGATCGGAAGTGTCGACGCGGGCATGTTCGACCTTTTGACCCCTGCCGTGGCAGGTTACTTCACGTATTCCATGTTCCACGAAATGTTGCCCGCCGCCGCGCCCGCCGTGCCTGCGACGACGACCACGTCGTACCAGAGGTTGGGGTCGGCGGTGAGGCCCGCGTCCTGCCACACCTGCTGTCCGATTTTCGAGCCGAGCCGGTTGGCACCGAACGACACTTCCTGCCCGGCTTGGTTCGCCGCCGTCGGCGCGAGCGCCGAGGTATAGGCGTTGCCGAGGACGACAGCGCCGCCGTCCGCCGCCGTGCGGTAGAGGCCGACGGTCCACGCCGCAGCCGCCGCAAAGGCGTCGTTGAACAGCAGGATGGAGAGGATGCGCCAAGACGAGTGAACCCGCGCGATGCGGTAGGTCGATCCGTCATTGTCGGACGCAGCCTTGGCGATGGTGCCGACCATGTGGGCGGCCTTGCCTTCCGAGGTGGCGTTCGGGGAAAGCGTTTGTACGGCTGCGTCGGCGTTGGCAACGCCGGGGGATTTGGCATTAACGACGGCCATGATGGCCTCCTGTTGCTAGACGCCGAGCCCTATTGCTGGCGTTCGCATTTGCTGGCGGCGTAACGGGGTGGAAGCCGTCACGCCGCCCTCGTGAGGATTTAGATGCCGGGTCCTGTAGTCGCGGAACAGGTGATGATGCCGACCTTGGTTTCTTCCATGCGGGTCGACCCGATGATCATCGAATAGAAGACCTGCGTGGCGTAGTTCTTGTCGTCGCGCTCGCTGATGCGGGCGGAGGCGTCCTTGCCGATGCCCAGCTTGATGCCCGACTTTGTCCAGAACAGCACGTTGTCGTTGCCCGAGCCGTCCAGCGTGGTGCGCTGGATGCGGATGAACTTGAAGCCGACAAAGGTGTCCAGCTTGCCCTCGACCAGCGCCTTGACCGTGTTGTAGTCGGCGGACGTGGTCTTGGTGGTCGACAGGATCGAGGTGATCTGCCGCGCCGGGCAGGCGATGAAGCGTTCCTCGTCCGGGTCGACGTCCTTGCTGTCGAGCATTTCCTTGGCCGCCAGCAACTTCTGCACGTTGAGGCCCCAACTGCCTGCCGAGGCTGCCGGGTCCTTCACCGTGATCGGGATGGTCATCGTGGTGTCGTAGGGCGTGAGCGTCGAACCATCGACGCCCGTGTTCGCCGTGGCCGTGGCTGCGACAATGATCGCATCGTCCATGGCGCGGCCCATCGCCCAAGCAGCGGCCTGCGCGTATTGCGAGGCGGGGTCGATCAGCATCCTGACTTTGTCTTCCTGATCGACGAGGTCGGCCCAGTCGTAGTCGACGAGTGCCACGCGCCTGCGGGCGTGTGGGGTATCCATGCGCGGGGTGTCGGAGTGGCGGGAGACGCGGACCTGCGCCGCGACCGGACCAATCTGCTCGAAGTACGCGGTCTTGCCGACCACGCTTTCGGTCGAGACAGCCGACCTGAGCCTGCTGCCTTTCTGTTGCGCGAGGTGAGCAACATTCCCTTTGTATTGCTCAACAAATGCCGTCGTAATTTGAAAGCTCATAGCTAATTTCCTATGCTAGCGACACTACGCCTAGGCTTCGCTCCAGCGTCCAGCCGAGGCGAAGCAGGCGAGCGCGCAAGGTCCAATAAGCGATGCCAAAGAGTTCGGCTATTTCGGGCAGCGTGTAGTCGAGTTCGCCGACCCAATAGCGCCGGACATTGCGACGATTTTTCCCTTGAACATCGCGGGTGGCCCAACGCACGTTGCCGGGTTGATAACCAAGCGAGTTGTCAATCCGGTCTATCGTGTGTTGGGGTGTTGGACGCTTGCCGATGGCAGCATGGAACACGCTGAATGAGTTCAGCCATTCATCGCAAACCGTGATGCCGCGCGCACCATAGTTCTTGTAGTCTTTTGAAGAACTATCGTAGCAACGCTTTTTCAGGTTGTTCCAAGCGTTGTATTCGGGCGTCGCCCTACCCACACGCTTGTGACCATGCCGGAAATTAGACAAGCGGTCCTCCGGTCGACTTGGGTTTCAAAGTCTGCCGGAGTGCCGCCGTAAGGCGATCCGATTTTAGGGGGCGTTGCGGATCGGAAGCCGAGTGCCCGCAACGCCCTTCTGTATCACGCCGCCGGGGCTTCGACAAACAACCGATTGTGCAGGTCTGTGAGTTCACGCAGGCGCAGATCGTGGTCGGGATGGCTGGCGTCCTTGAGTGCCGCGTCGTGCGTGTTGCGGAAAGCCGCGATCTTGTTGCGCAGGTTGTCCGGCGAGTTGTCGGCGGCCTCGCCCGGCGGTCGTGGTTGCCGCTCGCCGGTCGTCGCCACCTTGTTCTGGTAGAGGTACTTGATGAACGCGGGCATGCGCGCCAGCCCGCTGTCCTTGGCCGACTTCTGCAGTTCGGGCGGCATTTCGAGGTAGGCGGCACGCGCCAGCGCGCGGCGCGCCTCGAACTCCGAGCCCCAGTCGCGCTGCAGTTCGGCCTTGCCCTTGACCACGTCGGTGTCGACCGACCTGTTGTACATGTCGATCTGCGCCACGTAGCGGTCGCGGTACTGGTCGACCAGCTTCTGCGCTTGGCGCTGCGACAGCCCCGACTGGAACGCGGCCTGCCGCCACCAGCCCTCCATGCTCTCGTCCCAGTACACGCCTTCCGGCATGGCCTGCGGCTTCTCGAACGAATAGCCCTGCGGTTCCGGCGGACGCCCGCCCGCGACGTAGTAGCGGTCCCATGCCTCTTGATCGTTGGGGTCCTTGGGGATCGGCACCTTGTCGCTGCCAAGCGTGCGCTCAAGGTTGACGTAAGCGCGCGCAAGGCTCTCCGGGTTGGAGTAGCGCGCCAGCGAAGCGTTCTCCTGCAGGTCCTTCGGCAGCGTCTTCAGGAACTCGCGCTGCGGGTCCGTCCCGAGCGACGGCGGGGTTTGCGGGGCTGCGGGCGCGGCAGGCGGCGTTCCAGCCGCTGCAGGAGCCGCTGCAGGCGCTGCAGGCGGCGGCGCAGCAGGCGGTGCTGCCGCTGCAGGCGGCGCTGCCGGGGGGTCAACACCTAGGAGGTCTTCTGGCATTGCCTTGCTTCCTTCTTGATTTGCTCCCAAGCCATGATGACGTCGTCCTCGCGCATGTTGAGGTCGCGTTCGCGCGCGTCAAGCTGGCAGGTGCGTTCGTCGACCTGCCGGGCCAGCGCATCGAGGCTGTTCGCGCGCGCCAGCAACTCCAGTCCCATCTGGTCGAGGCGCTGCTGCAGCGCCCTGAAATCCTGTATCACGGCGGCTCGTCTCCTATTTCGAGTTCAAACTGCTCCAGCATGCCGATGCGCGCCTGCGGGATGTCCGAGGGTGTCATCTGCATGTAGCGCAGGATATGCAGCACCACCTCGCGCTGCCCCTCCGCATGCGCCATGCTAATAGGATCAGCCGACAGCGTCGAGCCCAGCAGGTAGTGCCGCGCCATTAAGTCGTGGAGAACCCGCTGGCCCTCGCCCGACCCGAACACGGCGCGGTAGTCCTGCAGCCGCATGCGGTCGTCGTATCGCTGCTTCTTCTCCGCCATCGCTTACTGCCGGTACGCCTGCTGCGCGCCGCCGACCGCCGACTGGATCATCGAGGGGATGTCGATGCCGCCCGGGCCTCCGGGTGCGCCCTGCCCGCGTGGCGGCGGGACCAGCGGCGGCGTGGCCGACGGTGCCGGTGGCGGACCCTGCCCGACCGAGGGCGGCGGTGTCTGCTGCGCCTGCCCGACCGTCTCGACCGCCTGCTTGCCCGCCGAGGCGAGGCTGTCGGTGCCGCCGCCCGCATCCTTGAACGCCTTGGCCAGCATCGGGATCATCGCCATCATGTTCTTCTGGTTCGCCTGCTGGCCCATCTGCGCGGTCTGGTCGTCGGTCTTGAGCATGGCGTCGTCGACGCCGAACCAGTCGAACAGCATCGGCGTGACCTTGGTCATGTCGATGGGCGCGAACAGTTGCTGCGCCACGTCCGGCCCCAGCTTGGCCAGCGGTTCGAGCACAGCGATCACCTGCTCGAAGCCCTGCGCGATCTGCGACTTCTGCGCCCGCGCCAGCGGCGACGAATACTCGATGCGCATGTCCGCGCCTTGGATTTCATCGGGCGGCTGCTCGAAGGCGTTCATCCGCGACATGATGCCGAACACCCGCTCGACCAGCGGGTTCAAGAACTCGTTCTCAAGGCGGCCCAGCACCGGGCCGAGCAGGCGCATGCGCTCTGTCTGCCGCTGGATAACTTCCGTTGCCGTCATCTTGAAGTCGCCGACGAACTGCACCTGATCGACGAACATCGTCGTCCTGATCGCGTCGTCCAGCTTGGCGATGTACTCGCCCGCGTAGGGCAACTGCGCCGAGGTCGGCATCTGGCCGATTTCGGTCTTGTTGCGCAGGTAGGTCAGTGAACCCGCGTACTGGCGTACTGGTCCGACAAGGCCTTCGTGCGGTACGGTCAGCGGCGGGTCCACTGCCTTCTCTGCCGCACGCATCACGGTTCGCGTTGCAGCGTTGGCGACCTTGACCTGCGGCAAAGCTGTCATCAGCGGCGAGCGCCCGAACACCTCCCCGGAAATCACCCACCAGCGCGGCACCACGTAGGGCATTTCCTCGACGCCGCTTTCCTCCAGCAGGTGCTGCTCGCCTTCCTCGATGTAGCAGATGGCGATGGGCATGTTCGCCGGGGTCTTGCTGCCGTAGGCGCGGTCCTTGTCCTCGCGCGGCGAGCAGACGTTGAGCACCTTGAACTTCTCGTCGTACCTGCCCTTGTCGTACAGCGCCGTCACCTTCGGCGAAACCTTGTCGCCCCAGATGTCGACCATGCTGCGCACGGTGTACATGCTGTCGCGCATCACCGTGTCGATGAAGCCGTACTCGTTCTCCGCCACCACGCACTCGAACACCGGGTAGGTGCGCACGAAGATGTGGCCCTTCTTCTGCTGGCCGACGTACATCACCGCCGTGCCGAGGCTCGCCATGTCTTCCAGCAACTGGTTCGCCTGCGAGTGGAACGCGGTGAACGGCGAGGACAGCGCGTTGGAAATCCCCTTGGACACGCCGTTCGTCCAGTGCTTGGCGCTCTCCTGCTCGTCCAGCGCCTCGTTGGCCAGCCGGATGTTGAGCCAGTTGGTCGCCGGGTTCATCAGCATGCCGTGCATCGCAGCCGCCAAGGTCTGCACGCACTGGATGCCGATGGGGTTGAAGATTTGCGGACTGATGCGGCGGTCGCCGTCGGCGCGCGGACCCTGCGCGCCCATGCGGCGCGGTGCGCCATAGCGGGCGCAATCGTCCCACATGTTTTTCCAGTTGCCCCGGTCGCTGTCGAGGTGATTGTAGCGTGCGATCAGCTTCTCGACGTCAGCCGCCACGGCGTGCCGCCTCTCTTGCCTCGACCTCGTAGGGCGAGTTGTTATAGCCGTACCAGACCAGATACCAGAACGTTTTCAGCCAGTAGCGCACGAAGCCGTCGCGCTGGCGCTGCAGCCAGTGACAGAGTTCGTGGCGGCGCAGCGAGCGGTTGTTGAAGTACTTCGGCTGCAGGTAGATGCCCCATGGCGTATAGACCCCGCCGAAATCGAGCCAGCGCAGGAACGTCCCCCAGAACCATCCGGCGGGCTTGATGTCCGGCATTACGCACCCAGCAGCGTCTTCTGCGTAACTTTGTTGGTGCTGTCGCCCAGCGTTCCGACCGCCGGGCCTCCCGCTGCCGCTGACCGGGTATCGAACGGCGCACCCGCCGCTTGGCCCTCGGTCACGGGCGTGATCGGCGTGACGATAGGCGGTGGTGCCGGGGGTGGTGTCGGTGCCGGATACGATGGACGTCCGCCGCACATGGTCGCCTCCTAAACTCCGAGCAGGGTCTTGCGCAGGGCAGCGGGATCGCCGCCTGCGCTCCGGCTAAGAACGCCGCCGCTTGTTGCCCCCAGCGGCGCTACGGTGGCAACCGGCGCAATCGGCACGGCTGCTGGCCCGGTATCGGGGGTCCGGGCGGCGGTGGCCCCGCCGGTCAGCCGCGCGACTTCCTCTGGCAGCGCCTTGTTGGTAACGGGATCGGTCCTGTAGAACCCCATGTAGGGATATTGCGGCATCGGCAGCGCCGCCCCCGTGTCGGCGTTGTACATCTGCCCGCCGCCTGCGATGCCGCTGCCCGGTATGTTGGCCCCGCACATCACGTACCGCCGAGCGACTGCTTGGCCGCCGCCTTGTTGGCGCTGTCGACGAGCAGGCCGCCGCCCATGCGTCCGGTCGTGTTCGGGTCTGCTGGCCCGCCGCGAAACTTGTAAGCCTGCGAGGGATCGCCCGCGACCTTGTCGACGTTGACCACGCCGACGTTCGGCGCGGGTGCCGGGGCCGGTTGCGATGATCCGCCGCCGCCGCCGAAGCAGTAGAGCGCCTGCACATGGCCGGGCCTGTGCATGGTCACGCCCCCAGCAAGGTCTTGGCTGGCTTGCTCGAACTGTCCTGCACGCCCGCGAGGCCCGAAGGCCCGACAGTCGACTGGAAGCCGGACGCACGCGCCGCGCGTATCTGGTCGACGGCGGCCTGTCGGCCCGCCGCGCCTTCGTCCATCTTGGAGGGTGGCGGCGGTGGGGCCGCTGGTGTGG